ACTCATCTATCTGTTAGTGGTGCAAGGTGGTTTACTGAAGGTAAGAAGCCATGGTATTTAAGAGATGAAGCAATAGAATTTGTGCAGAAACTTATGGACGCACCTATAAAACATATTGCCATTGAGAATCCAGTTAGCGTTATCTCATCTTACATAAGGAAATCAGATCAAATGATTAACCCTTATCAGTTTGGCCATAAAGAATACAAACGCACTTGCTTATGGCTCAAAGATTTACCCAAGCTGATTGAAACAGATAATGTTAAAGAAGCTACTGACAAACTACCACCTAAAGAAAAGCATAGGATTTGGTGGATAGGTAGTGGCAAGGGTAAAGAAAGGAGTATGTTCTATAAAGGTATTGCCAAAGCAATGGCTGAACAATGGGGAACATACATAGAAAATAGTATCAACAAGGAGAATGAAGATGATAACGATTGAACAAATAAAAAATATTGTAAAAGATATTAAAGACGACATAGAGTGGGTAAATGATAGTCGGTCAATAGCTGAGTATCTAGGGGTATGTAATGGATTAGATATGTTAGTGAGACATATAGAGGAGGTGGCTAATGACAATTAAATACGAAATTACAAGGACAACTACTACAACATGCATCATTGAGGCAAAAAATGATGAGGAGATGAAATCATTTCATAGTGAAGGCATTGTAGATGATCACCTGTCTAGCCTTGATGAATGTTTTAATTATGTTTACAAAGTTAATGGAAAAAAAATAAATATGGGAGAGCTAAACTAATGACTGAGTACGACAAGCAAGTAGAAGATCAACAAACTCTTATCAAGCTGGAGGAATGGCGTAAGCATATCAAGATGATACTAGACGAAAAGAAAGAACCAGATAAACCTTGGAAGCTAGTCATTACTTTTAATGATGATAGCCAACAGATTGAATGGTCTAACTCAAACCATAAACAGATTATACCTAGTCCGCATGATGAAGATACTTTGATACACATGATGAAGGGTGAAGAATATGAAAGGCAAAGAAAATTATTTGACGAAAGGAGAAAGAGCAATGGGATTTAAAATAGAGAAAGATATAAAGATAGTAAACGAGAGAGCAACTTATAGAACTGAATTCACCCAAGCATTAAACAATCTTGAAGTCGGTGATCTTATAAGCGGCCTATCAAAAGTAGATGTATATAAATACAGGGTGAACTTCTATACCAAGAACTTTAAGGATAGGAAGTTCCAGTTCTGGAAAGACCCAGAGACTAAAAGATATCGCATACAAAGGATCGGATAATGACATTCGAGAAAGGAATGACCGAGCTTCAACGCTTGGTCAAGTCCCTTGAAGAAAACATATCAGTTGATGAAGCAATAGATTCTTTTGAAAAGAGTATCAAGGTATCGCAATACTGTGAACGCAAGTTACAGGACGCAGAAGATAAGATAGCATCTATTCTAAATCAGACTGATCCTCAATGAGATCCAGATCTTCCTCAAGGATATCCTCAACAAGATCTTCCTCAACATCAACAACTTCCTTAACAACTTCAGATGTCCCTAGGATAATCTGATTCTCCAGGACTAACTCCTTTAACCTATTCTCTAGCTGATCTCTACTCATGTTATCTATCTTATGTATCTTCAACTCTTTCCTATCCACCATAAGGCCTGCAAGTTTAGCTCTCGCTATCTCTGCCGTTACTGCTGGGCCGTATGACCCATCAGCTAGGGCAACATCCCTAATCTCTCCTAGCTTCGTTGCTATGCCCTCAAAAGTAATCTCATTCTTAGTACGCTGAATAGATTTCAGCTCCCTGATTCTCTCTTGAACATGAGCATATTGTTCATCACTTAATAATCTTGTAGCGGCCACGCCTGGATTTTCATATCCTGCAAGATGAGCACACTTCGTTTGTTTATAATCTTGATAGACCATAAGGTCGACAAATGTTTCCTGTTTTTTTGTTAGTTTTTTTCTATCTTCCATTTCTATATCCTTACTATATTTCTACTAGAGAATACTATCTCTGCAAAGTAAGAGGGTATTTTAATATACCTCTCACTATAGTTCTCTATAGAGATGCACGTACGCACAGTTGCACGTACCAGTAAAACTAGGGTTCTCAGAGGTGGGTGTGCGTATGTGCAGGCATGTGCAACTGCACAGCCACACATACACCTAAATCGCATGGGAGTGCACCTTTCAGAGGTGGGTGTGCAATTCACCATTTCTCCATTGCACATACGTTTTTGTACAAATTTTGCCCAACCAGGCTTATTTTTATTAGGGGACATCTGTTCCTTTCTCTCCTTGTTACCTTTCTTTTTACCAAATATTTTGTCAAAGTTATCATTAAATTTATCACGATCTTTGGAACGATCCCGACTACCTTTTCCACCATGCCACTCTGTCATTTTCTTTTCCTAAATAATTTATCTGCCTTTCTTTGCCAAGACCATTCTAAAAATCTATTCCACCAATTGCTTAATACTTTCATTTCCTATCCTTATAATAAGCATAGATTGATAACAACAATATTCCCATGACTGCTAATAAACTTATATCCATTATTCTTTCTCCTTATAATAAACTCTAACCATATACTTCCTTACTATAGCAACGAATGTAAAGACAGTTACCTGTACCAGTGATGTCACCACCAGGTTTACCTCTAGGTATTTGCATAGCCTTAAGATGCCATAGCTAATCGGGAATGACATGAGCAATCCTATGCCGACATCATTCAATGCTTCTGTCATTGACTCTTGATCTATCTTAATCATCTTTCCAAGGTCGTTTCATTTCATTGTCTGATAAGTAGTACCAAGTATTCTTGCCTGGAACATTGTGTGTCTTGACTCTTTCGCCTAGATACTTCTGAACATGACTCACTGCATAACGAGCGGCCCTCTCTCCCGATGCCATCTCGCTTTCTTTTAATGCCTGTCTTGCTAAGATTTCTAGGTCTTGTCTTGTGTAGAACTTCTGTCTGCTCATAGCTGATGCAACCACCCTTGCTATCTCAACTTCGTCTGGACTATCTTGTGCATCTACCATCTTGAAGTATCCTTTCTCGAAATCAAAGTAAGCTAAATGCTGTTCAGGTTCTTTTGCATTACGAGCTTCATAGAATAAAGTTACGTTTGGTTTCTTACCTGACAGCTTCACACCCGAATCCATCCACCCCGCGAATGCACTACCACCCCTTGCCGACATGAATGACAGATCATCTGCCCTTTCTTTACCAGTATGGTGAGCAATGATTACTGCTACCTTATATAGTTCAATGAGTTTATCTATCCTCGATAGCATCTCATGTATCTCTGAGTTGGAGTTCTCTTCTCCACTAAAGAAATTAATAATAGGATCTATCATCACCAAGTCTGGTTTATGAAACTCAATACTCTCAGCGATAGCATCTATGTCGCTATCCCTCATGATGTTCTTTCTTAATCTGCCTGATGCTATAAGGTTTGACTTGCCTAGGTTGTACAACTCAGGGTCATGATGAAAGGGTTTGTAATACATCTCGATTCTTTTCTTTAAGAACTCATGGATTATCTCTGCCTGTAGCCACATAACTTTGAGAGGTCTTGAGAAACTCATACCCATAAAGTCTGTACCTGTAGTAGCTGCCGCTGCGAATGCTCCTAGCCAATGCGACTTACCTATCTTTGGTTTACCTAGTAGCAACACTCTGGATTGTTCAAAGACAAAAGCATCTCCCCAATACTGCTCAATCCTATCGCAATCCATCGTATCCCAAAAGGGATCGTTAAATGATTTGAGTCCTAGCGGGTCACTGTCTACTGTCTTCTCGCTCTTAGCTTTAGAGAGAGGGTCTTCTTGATCCATGATCTCTTTTAAATCATCTGTTAATTGTATCTGCCACTGACTAGTCTTCCATTTCTGTATGCCTGTATCATCCTCTGGATTTCTTTTAAGATGTCCAGCACAAATACTTTGAGTTGTATTCAATACCTCTTGCACACTCATAGGTGGGTTGTTTGTTTGATTCCAATCCATAGCCTTGATGACCACCTCTCTCATACCCCAACCTTCTAGTATCCATTTGCCTACCAACCTGGCGAGAGTATCGTTTCGCATACCTGTCTGTACACCATCGGATGTAAGAGGAGTTTTACTTTCTACATTGATCTTACCTGTGCTGTTATAGTCATAGATAATATTCATGTCTTGGCTTGATAGCATAGGCAGGTCGTCTATAGAATCAACTGAAGCTCCTTCGACAACTTCAAACTTATAATTAACAGAAGGACTGACCATGACATAGCCACCCTCTCCTCTGATATCTAATTTACCTGTAGTGTTTCTTATCTTTAGGTCATCGTTGATTGCATAGAAGTAATGATAGCCACCGCGAGGTGTCTTTTGTTTAAGCATGGTTCTTGTTATCTGTCCTGACTCACAGAAATCACATGCGTCTTGCGTGTCTGCATCTAGCACTACAAATGTTACGCCTGTTATAGCAGCCCAGTTACATTCTGGGAATTGTAGATACCATTGCTTAACTTCATTAAGAGTAGGTTGCTTTGTTATATAGTCAGCCCACTTAACTCTTGGTGTCTTTGACCAACGCTTTTGTAAAACCATATCATCCTCAAAGGGATGTCTGCTTTTAAAGTATTCAGGTATAACATCTGTGGTAGATCCACAAGGTATTAGATGAAAGAAGTTTTCATGGTATGACATGAGCATATCCTTACGCTCATCCTTTGCTATGTCTTGTCCGACCAGGTTTGCTTTTATTTCTATTGGCATTCTTCTACCGATCCATAGATGTTTTCCCAACCTAAAGCATGGCCTGTCATCTTGATAAGTTTCTTGGCTTGATTAACAGAGGGCTGTCTTGTTCCATATTTCCATGATCTTATAGTCTCAATAGAAACACCTAGCTCTTTAGCTAACTTGTCTTCGCCTCGTTTAATAATATATTCTTTAAGTTCCATAGTTCTCCTTTATATAGAAAGGTATAAGCTGGTCACTTACTAGGGGTTAATGATAAAGTTATATATAAATATAAAACACACCAACTCATACCAGATCTTATCTTAATTGATGTAGTGCAATAAGTCCAATGATTTAATACAGAAGTGTTGACTTTATTTCTAATGAGAGTAATATCAATATTGTATTTAAAATGGAGACTAATATGAAAGACTATTCTAAGCTATCCCTACCGCAACTTTTGGTAGAGAAGAAGAAGAACCTGGAAGCCCAAGCTAAACTAAAAGATGAAAGTAGTTTGCTTGATTTTGCAATAACCAAACATCCCGATGTGCATGACCAAGTCAAAAGACTGTCTAACACTGGAGGATCTACTCGCGTACATCTTAATGGCATCATACCAAAAGATTTGCGTGTTCAATATAAAGTTACGAGATCATGGGATCAGAACTTTTTAGCACAAGTCAAACATGATATACCTAATGACTTATTTCCATTCACAACTGTGTATAAGGAAGATACTTCTCTATCTAAAATGATAGAAGAAAATCACCAGGATATCTTTGACAAGTTCCAAGAGGGACTACAAACCAAGATCAATGAAAGGCCATACGTCCAGTTCGTTGATCCATTAAAGGGGGCTGAGTAATGAAAAAGTATTTTAAAGCCAAGGTTGAAAAAGGTTACGAAATACCACCTAAGAAGGAAAGAGGAGATAAGTACATTGATTTTTTAAATAGCTTGGAGGTGGGCGACTCGTTTGTTGTGGAAGATGAAAATGACGCAAATGGAATTAGACAAGCTGGTTACTGGGTAGGCAGAAAGTTTACTGTAAGGAAGACTTACTCTGACAAAGACATAAAGAAGTTTACTTTTAGAATGTGGTACACAGAGAAAGTAGAGCCTATAACTAGGCGTAGCAAAAATCCAAAGAGCCTAAGACTGATGAACAATGCACAAGAGATTGCCAGCAACACCTTTAATGATTTGACCAATGGCAGAATACCTAATGATATTCTTTTTCTTGCTGAACAGCTCGAAGAGAACAAAATGATTGTTGAAGACATGAAGAAAATCAACAAGGTCGTACTAGAAGAATTGAGCAAATATAATATAAATTTAGAGGATAAATAATGTCTACATCGAAATTAATACTAGAGATAGTGCAGCTTTTTAAACAGATGGATAAAAAGGAAGCACAGAAAGAACTGATTGAAATACTCAAAAAGATACAGAAGGGAGAGCAATGGAAGCACTAGAATACGAATCAATCTACGGATATTGCAGGGTATCGTCTGATGAGCAAGCTAAGAACGGAACTTCACTTGGTGAGCAGAAGAAGACGATTACCAAGATGTCACTCTACCTTTTTGACAAAGAACCTGATGGTTTT